TCCATCATGCGGGAGGAACTGCGAGCATGAACATTTTCTTTTTGCGAAAAGACCCTCGCCAAGCCGCAATAGACCAGTGTGATAAACACGCAGTCAAGATGCCGCTCGAGTCAGCACAAATGCTTTGCACCGCGTACCGACGATGGTGCGACCCGTTGCCAGAAAAACTAGAGACTCAGCTCTACAAAAAAGCCTACATCAACCACCCCATGACAATCTGGGTTGGCGATTCTACTCAACATTACGCATGGCTCTACCACCATTTCGAAGCATTACTCGACGAGTACAAATACCGATACGACCGCGAGCATGCCAGCTCGAGATTAGTGCCATTCTTAGACGAGTTCCCTGAAGATATGCCCAATGCCGGTTGGACTGACCCGCCGCAGTGTATGCCTGATGAGTTCAAAGGCTCAGATTTTATCGAAGCCTACCGACGATATTATGTGAGTAAAGCTGAAACCGCGTTCGAAATGCGGTGGACCGAGCGTGATGTCCCCGAGTGGTTCAAGTCTGATAATCTTGAATTCCTAGACATCTGCGAAAATACACGGCTCACGCCTAGTGCTTTACTTTCGTAAACGTGGGGGCTATAGTATAAAAGGTTGCGGTAACGCGCCGCCGAAAAACTAACTAGAAAGAGAGAAAGGACCATGGAACTAACGCTATTAGTCGAGTGTAATCCAGACGACCGTACCGAGGTTCGTGACGTGACGGTCGAGTTTAATTACTACCCCCCAGACCGTGAATGCGGGACAGGGGCCGAGTACGATATTATCAACTTCGAAGCGTACACCGATTTCGAGTACGACAATATCGTACAACAGCTTCACGAAATGAACGCTGGCCCGAATATCTTAGAGGAATTACAATATGACCTCTAACCCTGACAACCTAGAGCTTGTTCTCGACTGTTTAATTAAAACAGCTGAACAAACAACAGAACTTGGCCGTGTTTACAGCGAAGCTGACGACACTTCAGTTTCTTGGGAAGAAGTATACGAAGTTCGAGAACAGCTACGAGAAAAGAATATGACCTCTAACCCTGAGATTAGAGCGATTAAAGCCTTGCTTGACGAACTCGAGCAAGAATTTAACCCCGAGGAATTATCCTCACCCGACGCGACAGTAAGGCTATTAGATGTTCAGATAGCTTTGTACGACTTACGCAAAACTATGATAGCTAAGGAGAAAGTAGAATGAACGATTGGAAATTTAAGACAAAAGTGTTTCGACGATACTTAGGCGACGATGTCGAAGAAACAAAGTATGCGATTCCCGAAGACCTTGCGGATAAAGTGATCTCACTTATGGAACAAGCGCATGGCTACTTAATGACGCATAACAGCGAGGCTTCAGAAAAGTTCCTTGAAGAGTGGCCCGAGATCGCTTCATTAGCTCGGACTTACTCGCACCTCAACCCGAAGCTAAAAACTTCAAAAGGATATGCGAGCGTGATTCCCCGAGTGCTACAGATGAAGCACGAACAACGCGTCGAGAATATAGTAACGTGGATCGTGGACAATCGGCTCGACGAAACCGATACGTGGCGCAAGGATGAGCAAGACTACCTAAAAACTATTCCTGAAGTTGCCGCACTTCTACGGCGGCGGGAAGAGGACAAAGAGGTTGAAGCTGAAGCCAAAGCGTTTTATGATAAGCACTATACCGTTGAGACCCATTTCGTCGATACAACTGCCGACGATCCCGATGACGAAAACATTTCATGGAGGGTATAGTTCTGTTGACCGAGACGCAGCGATCAGATAACGTCCCTCCTTGACCTTTGCGTTATCTGAACTCGGAAACCCGGCCCTCGATCACCCGACCCCTTACTGTGTGATCGAGGGCTTTTTTATGGGCGTAGTGCTTTACTTTCCCCTTAGTCGCCGTTATAGTTAAAAAGGTGGCGGCCCGCGCCGCCCGAAAACTAACTAGAAAGAGAGAAAGTATGAAAGACAAAGATTTTATGCAAGGCTTTATCGACGCAACCACCGACCTCGCCGAAGGTTGGCTAGACCTTGAACTGTCCGACGAATCGATAGCCTCCCACGTTTCCAATGCCGACAATTACAGCGACCAATACCTTAACGGGTATATGGACGCTATCGCCGCGCTTAGAAAAAGGTAACTATAATACAGCTATAGGACCAACTCCGGTATTCTTAGTACGACGGGTAACTATAATACAGCTATAGGATCATTAACCGTTGACAGGGGCCGAAAGGCCCCTTTTTTTGCCCGTCATTCGACTATTAGATTATTACTATTGTTCTGTGGAAAAAATAAAAGTTTTTTGAAAAAAATAAACAGAATTGACTAATAAACTAATAGAAGTAATAGAATCAAGCTGAGAGTCTCTAGGACAGTGGATCTTGTGAAAAAGAACAAAGTAATAGAAATGTATTAGATATTAGTTTCATAAGTAAGAATCAGAAAGATTTTAGAGAAGGACAGGAGGAAACTTTTACACTTTCATAAAATATATTATATTTAAAACATAACTATCCACACTGGAATAGCAGTATGAAAGACCTACAGTACACTCCGATGAACCCTGCTGAAGATGGTAACGGTTGGGTCGACCCCGATGGTAAGAGGTGGCAAGAGTTAAACCCGAAGCAGAAGAAGTTTGTCAGAGAGTATGTTAAAGGCCAAAACGCTACAGAAGCAGCGGTAAAAGCAGGCTATACGAAGAACAGGAACGCTGCAAAGAGACAAGGCAGTGTGTTACTGAACCACAACCCACTCATCCGAAACTACCTCATTAACCAGCAAATACGAGAGGAAGAAAGAGAGAAGGTTTCTATGGAAAGTCACCTTTCCGCTTTACATGACCTTCGGGAAGAGGCGAGGGACCAAGGTCAAATCAACGCAGCCATTACCGCCGAGATCCACCGAGGCAAGGTCGGAGGGCTTTACATCGATCGACGCGAGGTGTTGACTGCAAAGATCGACGGACTAAGCAAGGACCAGTTGATCGACCGACTGAGTGGATTGATCGCGAAGCGAATACCACGGACGTTTGAGAGCGAGGCTCACTTGGTCGAGCACTCGGACTAGTCGCTCTACTCTACTCTACCTTTTGTTTTTGGGTCGCTCGCCTCCCGCCCTCCCACCCAGTCACTCTATCGCTCTACTCTACTCTACTCTACTCTACTCTACTCTATCGATCTGTTAGTCCATGAGTCAGCGCCCGCCCACCACACCCACCCGACTGACTGATCGAAACACAGGAACGACGGGCAAAGAAAAGCCGCCCGAGGGCGGCTGATCTAAGGTGAGGATCGGTTAGCTGAACTCACCGATCTTGATGCAACCCTGTCGATGCTTCCATTCCTTAGAACCTTCGATCTGCAACTTGTAATGTGCGATGATGGTGGCAGCATCTTGGCTATAGCCTAGACTTTCAAGATCAACTTTAATGCTAATTTCTTGAATGCTGACAGGTTCGTGCCCAGCTGTTAGAAGATCAAAGTATGCGTCGACAACTAGGTCGAGTTGCTTTGGTAGTCGCATTCCTTCCTGGATGCTGTCAAACATAACCTTGCCAGATGCGCCTTGACCCTTGCCACTGGAGACAGTCTTAGGTCGTGCAACTTTTACAGTCTGTGCTACTTGAGATTTTGCTGATTGTGCCATGGTATTTTCCTTTCTACTTTCTAGTTTAGTTTGTGTGGCGGGGTCATCCCCCTAACCACAAGACCATTGTCGCGTACCCAGCGCCGAAAGTAAAGCACTACGTGCCAAAATCGCATATAACATTTTGCTATGTCAACACGCCCCACCATGCAAAAATAATGCTTTACACGGAGCGAGAAATGTGGTAGAGACCCCCCATACCCCCGATCCGCAGCTCTACCCACCCGCCCACTCACCTTTCTTGGTTCCAGCCTCATAATCCTCGATACTTTTGCTGTAAGTCCCTATCAAAAAATATTTCGCAAAAAAATTTTACGAATAGGTTTTTGGAGGGTAGTATTCAGATAAATTACCCGGAGCCATGTCCCATGATGCGAAGACGCCGACCTCTGATGCGCCAAGGTGGAGGAACGACCCAAGGTTCTCGATTCAACGCCCCTATGATTGGAAACGTTTCTGAAGCTGGTCGTAGTAGTATGTCTGGAATGTCGATGCAAGATTTATTGGCAAGGCTTGAAGCACCTACGGTTCCTGATCGTTATGCAGATGGCGGTAGAACGTATTCTGATAAAGACTTATTGATGATCGAGGAACTTTCTCCGCAGGATGAAATGCAGGCTGAGTATGAAGCTGAAGTAGCAGGCTCGGGCGGCGGTACTGGGTTAGGTGGTTTTTTCCAAGAGTTGTTATATGGAGGTATGGATCCGGAAGAACTTTCCGAGTTAGATTTTACTCCTGAGTTTATGCAAGATTTGCCCGAGGTTCCTGAAGAATTAGAAATCGCGATGAGTATCGTCGGCCCCGGTAAGGGTAAGGGGATTAGTTCGTTAATTGGTAAGGCGGGTGAACTTAAAGGGTTAGGTAAAAAATTAGTTGATTCTATGCGGGATAAGCCCCCTGCGTTACCGTCCCCGAAGCGAGGACG